CGAGTTTATAAGCGCGGCAACCGAAATCTATGGGGACAAATACGATTATTCTTCAGTAGACGAGCAAAACGTGAAGTACAATTCCAATATCGCGATAAAATGTAATAAGCACGGACTCTTCTACACTACGCCATACCACTTCCTGCATGGCGCGTTCGGGTGCTTTGAATGTTACCGGGAAGAAAAACAGGGAAATGACAAAGATAGTTATAAAACGGAAGATTAACCGATATTTATAAGAGATTAAAACCAAGATAATATATGGCAAAATATTTTAGATACTTTGAAACGGAGGCCGAGTTTGAGTCCGCCTATACCGGTGAAGAATACGTTGAACCATTCGTTGCTTATGTTGAAGAAAACGAAGAGGTAGCGTTCGATAAGGCGACTTTGAGTGAAATTAAGTTGCGTGGTGTTCGCACACTGGCCGATGTTCCTGCCAGCGGTGGAACTGTAACCGAGGCTGATTGCGACTATACTGTCCTGGCCATCTATGACGACTTTTCAAGGGTGGATGTTACTGAGGATGCCGTTGTGAGCGGAAGCCTGACAGTTAGCGGCAGCATGATTGAAGAAAGGCATTCTGCCGGCACATTGACTCTTACGGCTGAATACTCCGGGCTAAGCGCAACGAGTATGATTACGGTATACCAGGAGGCATTTGTTCCTTCTGTTACCGGGATTACCTTTGAAGACCTCGAGTGGGTAGAAAATGTTCCTAAATCCGGTGGAACCGCAACGCCCGCAAACTGCACATTCAAGGTTTATGCTGAATACGATAACGGAACAACGAAAGACGTTACGGCACAAGCTACTGTTACCGGGTCACTTGAGGTTCCTGCAAGCACGGAATCCAAAACACATTCAGCTGGCACATTGGTACTTACGGCAAGTTATGACGAGTTTACCGTTTCGGATAATGTAGTTGTGTATCAGGATGGTTATGATAGTGAATTTCTTACATTTAACATATTATCTAATGGTAAAATAATATGGGCCAAGTTCAATAGTTCAGCACCCGCTATAGAAAACATTGAATATAATGTAAATGATAACGGATGGACGGAAATTGATTCTGATTATTACGAGATAAATGTCAGCGAGGGAGATGTTGTAAAATTTAAAGGGTGTAATGAAAGTTATGGGTCTAATAAAGGCTCGTACTATGGTTTCCAAGATTCAACGGCCGGTTTCGCGCTTGCAGGGAACATTATGTCTCTTATAGCTGGCGAAAACTTTGTTTCTGCAACTACGTTAACATCAAATTCTACTTTTTATCGTTTGTTCTTTGGATGTAGCGGTTTAACTTCTGCTAAAAATCTTATACTACCAGCAACGACACTGACCGATTATTGCTATTATGGTATGTTTGGGTATTGTGGTTCATTAACATTAGCGCCCTCTGTGTTACCCGCCAGCACCTTAACAGAGGAATGTTATAGTACCATGTTTGAGAATTGTTCGTCCTTAACAACAGCACCTGAATTACCGGCTACTACATTAGCTAATGCTTGTTATAGGCAAATGTTCTCCAATTGTACTTCATTAACAACAGCACCAGCTCTCCCTGCTACTACATTGGCACAGAGTTGTTATAGTAGTATGTTCTGGAATTGTACAAGTTTAACTACAGCACCTGAACTACCGGCAGAAACGTTAGTGAATAGTTGTTATTATTATTTGTTCTATGGTTGCACATCATTAACTTACATTAAATGTCTTGCAACAGATATATCAGCAAGTAATTGTACGGCGCGGTGGGTAACTAACGTTGAGACAGAACCAGGTACATTTGTTAAAAATCCAAATATGTCGTCTTGGCAAAGGGGCGTAGGTGGTATTCCTTATGGTTGGACAATACAAGACGCATCCTAACCAAAAATAAAAATCAAGAAAGGTTGGTTCGCAAGTTCCAACCTTTTTTGTTTCTCTTTTTTATTCAAGGCATCAACTATTTATACTGAAGGCGTAGTCTTTCCTTTTAGGACAGAAAACGCTATATTTTAACGGAATAATGTATAGAAACAAATAGAATATGCCAAGCAACGGAAAGACAGTTTTCCAGAACCTTTCAAACATAATGGGTATCGGGAAATCAAATGCGATTGGGGACAACGAGTTCCTTTCACAATCGCTTCCCGGCAATGAAATCCTTTTCGCCACAAATGATAAGGCGGAGTACGAAAGGAAGCTGAACCAATACAAACAGGAGAAATACCTTGCCTATCAGTGGCAGAGAGCGGCTGTTGAAAACAATGTGGAGAGCCTCGCGAGTTATACCGCCGTGAAGCTTATGTACCGTGACTGTGACCTCATGGATGGGGTTCCTGAAATCGGTACAGCTCTTGATATCATTGCCGACGAGGTATGCAACCTTTCAAGCGACAATCAGATTCTGAAAATCTCATCAAAGTCAAAGAGAATCAAAAGCGCCCTTGAAGACCTTTTCTACAACAGACTTCATATAGCGACCGACCTCCGTATGATTACACGTGGGATGGTCAAGTACGGCAACCACTATATGCTTCTCAATATCACAAAGAACGGTGTTGAGGGGTGGAGACAGCTATCTGTTTATGAGACAGACCGTTACGAGGGTGGACTCAGCGGCTATTATGGTGGTGGCCAGATGATTAACGCCGGGGAAGACCTGAAACCGGACGAGGTGAGGTTCGTTCACGCCGGTATGAATCAGGCTACTTCTTACAGTGAATGGCAGGTGGCCCATTTCCGTCTCCTTAATGACTCTTTCTTCCTCCCTTATGGTGTATCGCTTCTTCACAAGGCAAGACGCGCCTGGAGGATGTGGTCAATGATGGAGGACGCGATGCTCATCTATCGTCTGGACAAGAGTATTGAGAGGCGCGTATTCAAGATTTATGTAGGCGGCATCAACGATAAAGATGTCCCGGCGTTTGTACAAGAAATAGCTAACAACTTCAAGAGGACACCAATTATTGACCCGATGACAGGGCAGGTAGACCTTCGTAAGAACTTCCTTGATGTTTCCAGCGATTACTTCATACCGGTCCGCGACCCTGCAGCGCCGAATCCAATTGAAACACTGCAGGCGGCTCACAACGACACCTCAATGGACGATATCAACTACATGCAGAACAAGATATTCGCCGCAATCCGCGTTCCTAAACAGTTCATTAACTTCCAGGATGCACAGGGTAAGGGACAGAACCTCTCATTGGCTGATATCCGCTTCGCCCGTATGATTATGGGTGTCCAGCAGTTCGTTCTCGCGGAGCTGAATAAAGTTGCAATGGTTCACCTTTATTTGCTCGGTTTTAAGGAGGAGCTTACGAACTTCTCACTTGCAATGAACATCCCTACCGCACAGATTGAATCACTTGAACTTGATGCATTGCAGAAGAGAATACAAACAGCGGCCTCGGCACTTGCTGACCCTGGAATCGGAATGCCGCTCCTGTCCTGGCACTACGTTCTCAGAAAGATAATGAAGCTGTCTGACAACGAAATAAAGGACATCCTCAGTGAAATCAGACTTGAAAAGGCAATGGCCGCAGAGCTCCAGGCTACACCTATGATTATCAAGAAAACCGGTATGTTTGACGCGGTTGACAGAATTTATGGTGATTACGAGGCGATGAACAATCCTCAGCAGGCACAGCCCCAGCAAGACCAGGGTATGGGTGGCCTTATGGGCGGCGGTGGCGGAGGCGGCATGATGGGAGGCGGCCTCGGCGGTGACCTCGGCGGCGGAGATATGGACCTTGATGGCACGCCCGACGCAATGGAAGGCGGTGGCGCAACCGGTTCAACCGACATGAGTTCCGCACCGGCAGCATCGTCAGGACAACCGCTTCAGGAGAAAATGACCAGGAAGGCCGCAGGTAAGTCTGTGATTGACCAGTACCTTGATATGCTCTCGGAGAAACAGCGTATTGAAGAAAAGGATAACAGTGAGCAGGTCTACACAATTCTTGAGGAAAGCGAAAATGAGGCAAAGTCACTTGATTTCCTGCTTGAAAGGGTGGAGAAACTAATCGGTGAAGACGATACTTTCAAGAACCTCGGAATTGGCGACCCGGAAGACGACGACCAGCTTTCAGGCGATACCGTTTCTGACGAAGATTTACTTACAGACGAAGAATAATGGCCTTCGGCCAACTATTTATCAAAAAATTACTGATATGAAAAGTGTTAACGAAAAAATCAATGATATGAAGAGCATTGAAGAACTTGATGCTTACCAGAACGAACTCAACGAGATGTTCGATACCAGGCGCAGGGTTCTCAACCTTGTTTCAGAAGCAAGGGAAATGGGTGGAAAGTCATTCGGCTACCTCAAGGAAAGTTTTGAGAATATGTCCCCGAAGCTTTTCAAGAGCAATGAGGGAAAAGCCGTAATGAACAAGTATGCAAAGGCCATTAAGGAAAACAAATCACTTTCTTCACTTCATAAGCTTTACGAGAATATTCGCAAGGCCCACAGTGGAATTGACGTAGATTACTTTGTCGGCACACTTTGCGAAACAAACTGGAACGTCAAGGCAAAGGAACTGAACGAGGGTATGGAGAAACTTGCAGGAATCGTCGCCGAAGGTTATATTGTCGTCGGTGAAGGGGCCGGAAAGTATCTTGGTACCGAAAATGACAGGCTTGACGGCGCTATTGAGTTTATTGCTGAGAATAAAGTTGGCCAGAAGAACATCGTAAAGTATAGCGAGGCGGTCAAAGTTATCCGTGAGGCCGTTGAAAAGAACGGAAACATCGCTGACAGCTTCAAGAAAGAGACCGACCTTGACAAGACCATTGAAGACCTCGTAGCTAAGTACAGCAAGGACGATTACAGCGAAGAAGAGGAGAAGGATGCACTCACCAACCAAATTGCAAGAAGCGGTGACGAGGAGACCGTATTCATTAAGAAAAAGACCGAGTGTGTTGATTCCCTTGACGAGGCTATCAAAAAATATGACGACGGGAAACACGAAGAGGAACTCACCACTTTAAAGAAGATTCACGAACAGGTATCCGCAAAGTCTTACAATCCGGAGACAATCGGGCCGGACATCTGCAATTTCGTAGAGATGAGTAAATTATTTGAGTAATGAAAGTAATCCTTACCGAAGAACAGCTGAACCGACTCATCCAAGAGGAGGTGATTGAAGAGGGGCTATTATCTTCCCTCTTCAGACTGAATAATATGGATGGCATTATAAAAAAAATAGTTATCGCTCTGTTATGCGGAACGATAACCTTTGCTGCCGTACCAAAAATCCTGAACAAGATTGCCCAAAATAACCCGGAAGTTGAAGCCGTGAATCAGGATAAGGCAATTTCAAAAATTAAAATGCTGTTTCAAAGTATGAAGAACAAAGAGGCGAAGGTTGCGGACCAAATGAAATCTGACGTAGAAAAACAGGTTAAAGCCGCGACAGCAATAAGCGATACCGCCCTTTCGCAAATATGCAAGTGGGAGACATTGCGTGACTTCGGTTATAAAATGGGAACCAAGGACCTGAATGGATACTATGTCAAGGGTGAAAATAAAAAGACTTACGGATATGGTCTGCGCACACACCCTAACGGAAAATTTATGCAAGATGTTAAACCGTCATGGACCCAGGCGGAACTTGAGAGACTTTTTGAAGAAAAAATAAACAAAGAGGTGCAATGGGTACTTAAATGGGCCAACAAACATGGCGTCACATTGGGGCAGGGCCAGCTTGATGCAATGGTAAGCGCCGTTTATAATTACGGGAGGACCGGTTTTCTTAAGACAGGGATTCCAGCGATGATTGCCCAAAATCCAAACGACCCCAGGATACCGCAGGTTTGGGCCACAGCCTCTGACCATAGAAAGAATATGGGCGGGCTGCACACAAGGAGACGCGAAGAAGCTGCGTGGTATCAAAGCGATATGGTATAAAAATAACCCAGGTCTTTCGGCCTGGGTTTTGTGTTATCTTACGTAAATGAGTAGGTCTTCTGTAACCGGAATTCTTAATTTACCGGCAGACGGGTAATCAACTCCCGCTTCTACCACATCTCCCTTAAAATCTATATCAAACCAACCCTCGTAAATACCAGGTTTGGCAGTATCTCTGGTTTGCCAGTCATATTCCACAACATACTTGTCTTCACATCCTTCTGTGTCGGCATTTTTAATGACCGCCTTCGCCTTTGAGACCTTCAGAATCCCGGTCTCAATATCCTTCATTGAAAAGACAACATCTGAGTCTTGCAAGGCATTGTTTATCTTGGCCTTATGGAAATCATAACGTCCGTCCTCTATTAACTCCATTCTTAAAACGGGCAATGTCGCTCCTGCCCGGATATTGAACTCCTGTGCCATGCTATAACTTTTTATATAAATAGTTAGTTCTTTGTTTTACTTAGGGCGAATCCGTTTTCTTTGAGGCTGTATTCTATCTTGTCCAGTACCGTCTTCGTATACATCTCTCCGTTCTCGGTTATTTCTGAAAAAGATGCCGGCTCTCCGTCTTGATGAAGGTAATATTGGAAAGTGAAATATGTCTTCTTCCCGACCTTCATTCTCTCGTCCGCCACGTCAATGTTCGCTATGAAAGAATTCTGTATGTTTTTCGTTTCGGCGGTAAGTCTCATAATTCCATGACTCATAGCCTTATATACATTGGTCATTTTGTTCTTAAATGACACGTCCTCGTCCTCGTCTTCAACCGGGGTAATAAATGTCCCGCCCTCAACATAGAACGTCGTGGGATTTTTTTTATTTATTGTACCGATTTTTAACTTGAAATATGGATTTTCCAATGATACTTCACTACAGATATTCTTAGTCATAAACAGTAAAATCTACAACTAAATATAAGCGATTTTGTTCGGAAGTCAAGACGCAGAGAAAGGGGCCATGTGCGCCTAGGCCCCTATGCGGCTAACCTTGTGACCCCGCGTTCCAGGATTTGGGCAATGCCGCTCTCTGTATATAAATAGCTAAAAGTTGGCCAAAAGTAAGAAAAAAGAGTGAATTTGGCCAAATTGTAATTTCAAACCAATGGACTATTTATAGGAGAATATTGTATACAAGATGGTCAGACATATATTTTTAGATAAGGCAAACACAATCACGGCAGGCTCGCTTTGGAACACGGGTCTCAATCCGATATTGGAAATAAACTACGGCAAGGAACTATCAAGGGGCCTCTTACATTTTGACGTTGACGAAATAGGTAATTTAATCGCTGACGGCACATTTAACGACCCGTCAAAGTTGAAGTGCGTACTTAAAATGACGAACTGCGCCTCTGTTGACGGTCTTCCCTATGATAAGGAGATTCATCATAGGGCATCAGAACCCGTTGAAAGAGCTACGTCGTTTGACCTTGTTCTTTATAAATTGCCGCAGGAATTTGATGCTGGAAAAGGTTTTGATTATGCGTCTGATTTCTGGGTAAATGGCAACCATAGCCGGGCTTTCAAAAATATGCCTTCAAACTGGTATTACTCGCAAAGGGCAAGATGCTGGAAAGTTGATAGCGACAAAATGATACCGGACGACAGCGGGAGGATTGAACTTGATGAAAATCACCCTATGTATTTTTATCAGTACGTTGAAAGCGGGGATACAGAATATAGAGTAAGGATTGACCTTGAAGGTGGAGTTTATTCTCACGAAGAACTTGTTGAGGAATATAACAAGTACTTAAGTGGCGACACCGATAGCATTGTGGTTGGCGTCCAGCATTTTGACTTTGGGGCCGAAAACCTCGAGATAGACGTTACAAAATATGTTCTGGACAGTCTTGCAAGCGGAGAAAACTATGGATTGCTTCTTGCTTATTCGCCTGATTTAGAAAGGGTTATACTAAACAAGCAGCAATATGTATCTTTCTTCACCGACTTGACCAACACATTCTTCCATCCTTATATTGAATGCACCTATTGCGACCCCATAGCTGACGACCGCGCTAATTTCTGTCTCGGGAGGAAAAACAGACTGTACCTCTATGCAGCTGTCAATGGCGAGCCGGTTTCTCTTGACGAGGGAATTAAATGCACGATTGACGGACAAGAATACGAGGTAAAAGTGGGTGGAAAGGGTGCCTACTATGTTGAGTTTGTGCCCGACCCATCTGTATATGAGCCGGAGACAATCCATTATGATACCTGGAGCAATCTTGCGCTCAGCGGTGAAGTCATATCGGATGTTGAACAGGAATTCGTCGTCAATGAAGCGAGCGGGTTCCTTTCAGTTGGAAGCAAGTCAGCATCACCAGACAGGACGGTTCCACAAGTTAGTGGAATTAACGATGCAGAAGAACTTGCAAGGGGCGAAATTCGTGAGGTTGTCGTTGATTTCAGAAAAGAGTTCACCACAAATAGAAAACAGCTTCTTGACCGGGCCGAATGGAGACTCTACGTTAAGGATACAAATAGAGAGCTTGACGTTATTGGTTATCAGCCGGTAGAAAGAGCGTTCCTTAACAACTTCTTCATTATCAACACAGAAGACCTTATCCCGAATGATTATTTCGTGGATATAAAGGTTATGAACGGCCGGGAAACCAGATACTACAAGAAAGTGCTTCGTTTTAGAGTTGTGAGCAATGTGACCAACAGATATCAATAAAAAATCCTCCTTCTTCGGGAGGATTTCTTTTTAGTTGATTCTTACATTGTCGCTCAGGGTTCCTTCAAGGTCGTAGGTTGCAACAGCTTTCATGTTTTCATCGTTGCAAGGTGCCATCGTCGGGAACGGGTGAACGTGTTTTGCAAATGCGACCCTTAAGATATCAAGAAACTCAATAAGTTTGTCCCCGTAAGGAATCTGGTGGGCCTTGTTTACCAGTTCTTTCATTGCGGAATCTGAGATGAGATTGTCTTTATCTTCCGCCGACATGTCCTTGTTTTCCGTTACCGGTATTTCCTTTGTTGCTGGGTCCGTTGTGTGTGTTCCGATGAGGTTGATTTTATCGGCAACAATCGTAGCGGTACTCATAAACCCGTCTTTTTCGTAGTCGTTTTTCGGATAATATTTAAGGGAGATAAATGCCGGCGTTTTTGTGTTGTTTTTAGGGCCCCTGTAGTCAACAACTTTTACGCCCGCTTTTATTCGCACCTCTTCGTCCTTAAGTTGGATTCCGGTGTCTTTCCTTCCTTCAATGGAAATATCTTCCGGTGCCGGGTACAATGTTGGTTTTACACCCTTTTTAAGCCGTGGATTCGGTCCCCATCCAATGTAGCCGGTTTCCGTAAGACGCAATGCAGCATCAGCATCTTCGTAAAAAAGCTTGTCTTCCTGGGAAATCAAAGGCCCGATATAATAGTTGAAGGTATTAAATTCACCCGGAGCCATTGAAAGCACGAGTGTCATCTCGCCTACCTTCGGGACAATATGAAGCATCTTTGGCAGAAGCGGAATGTAGTATGGCAGGTCCTCGTCGTTCTCAATATAATTGTCAAACGGAGTGCGAACCTGTATTCTGCCTCCACCGTGAGGGTCGTTGACATTTGTTACCCGCCCAAATCTTATTACTGCACCTTCTGCCATGGATTAAAATGTTGTTCTCCTTATTTTTTCTTCGTTTTCAGCCTTGATATATTCCCTGTCAAGGTCGTCAAGTTGCTGCTCAAGTGCCGCTATCTTGGCCTTGACTGCCTCATATTCATTTTCAAGAGAAAGCTTATATAGCTTTAACTCGTTGTTACTCATATTTTTACAATCCCTCGCTACCATTTTTAATTCTTTTATCTTATTATACCATAGGTAAATACATAATTTTTGTTTGAGCCAGTTAAAACCGCCGGCCCGAGAGCATTTGCACCATTTAATTGAAGCCGCAGGCCCCCAGGAGGTATGGCAATGAAACAAACGCCGTCATCTTGTATGTTCAGTTTTATCCTGTTAATTAAGTTATATGTAAATTCTTTTACTATCTCGCTATTGTCTTCGGAAACATATTTCATATCAGCATAGACCTTTGCTGATGCTATTATGCTTGAAAAACCCGGCCTCCTGCTACTGGTGCATATTAACAACAGGGCCGGTATCTGCTGTAACGCAACCCTCGTAGTATCAAGGGCTGTGTTTACGATTGTTATTAACGATGATATATTCATTTAACGTATTATACCGTAGCCTTTTGCATTATTTATGTTTGTTCCTATTGCAACTATCGGACCACCAGCATTTCCGCCGTTTGCTTGAACAATTACCGAACCCCTTGGTATTACACATTCAACCATGGCATCGTCTTTTAGGGTATCAACAACCTTTTCAACCACATTGTTAACGAATTCGTTAACAACATTGTCTGTTCCGTCTGGCATTTGTCCAGTATTAATCCCGAGGGTTTCATTATCTGAAATAATTTCTGAAGTTATTTTTAACTTTGATACCCCTGGCCTACTTACCGCCGTAGCATAAACCAAGAAGGCAGCCAAGGTATTTGCTGGTTTTCTGGCTGCATCAAGGGATTTGTTTACCGTTTCTATAAGGTTTTTAATGTTCATGCTTTAACTTTCCGGCGCTTTTGCTTCTGGTATTATATCAGCGTAATTAACTTCGTCTATTCCGCTAACAGTTTTTCCAACACCAAATTTACGGACACATTCCATAATTTGATTCAATAATCGTATATAGTCATTAAGTTGTTCAAGTAGTATCAATATTACTATTTCATCAATAAGTTTCTTGATTTCCCTTCTAACAATTTCAAGAAGGTGGAGAACAATTTCGTCTTTTATTTGTATGATAAGTTTCTTGATAATTCCGGCGAGCTTCCTGAAAATGAAATCACTAACTAAGTCCATATCAGCTCGGCTCAGGTTGTCTAAGTTTATGAGACCCATCACGTCAAGGTTGATACAAAACAGGAGCATAATCTGTGGGGAAAGTAACGCTCTGACGAACGGCCTTACGATGGCAAACAGAAGGTTATAAACAAAGTTTGACTCAAGTGCCAGATTTGCTGAAAGCGTTGTTTTCGTGATGCCCGTGCTTCCGGAAGTCCCCGCAACGGAATAGACACCCTTTGTAATCGTGCTCTTAATTTCGTTTAGCGTTGCGGCGGTTGCAAGCGAGTCCATAGTGTTAATCGCAGTACCGGACGGGTTTTGTATCGCCGGAGAGGCTGCAGTTTCATAGGGTTTCGCACTATATTTTTTCAGCTCCATCCTTTTAAGGGCCTCTGAATAGTCCTCGTTTGAGAATGAATAATAACTGTCATCAACTTCCTTGTCGGCCGCTGTGATTGTGTCAAGTATGAGCGTTGACAGTTTGGCATCTATGATTTCGTCACTGAGAGACAAGTTAAATTGTACGTCTGGAATTGGTGAAATACCGTTTAGTTCGTACAAAAGATTCATTATGATTGTCTTCCAGTTGAAAATCTTGATGCTCTTTAGATAATCGGCATTGAATTTATAAATCGTTCGTGTAAGTGTAGACGACTTTTCAGTTTTCGTATACCTTTGTGCTGGGAATGTAACTACAAGATGTTCAAGGTCACCCCAGCTTTCACTGGGTTCAAGCTGAAGAACCGGGTAGAGAGTTTCAACCTTTGCCCCATCCTTCGTCAAACGAAGCTCTCCAGTATAAGTCGACCTTGATGAAAGCCAGTTGTTCCAGTCCGTCGCTCCACTCCTGGCGGTAACACTGTCTCTCGAGTTTAGTCTCCTTGAATCCCAAGCAAGTTTATTGTATTCATAAAGAACATTATTTGTTTCTGGGGTTACGCCATTAGCTGTTTCATCGTAGTTATCGCCACGATTTGCCACATACCAGATGAATGCGTTCATATCATCCGTCTTGTACAGGCTTTCTGCTGTATATTTTGGACGTACCGTGTACACATATTCTGGTGGCAGCGTTTCACCGTCTCTCACTCTCACACTGGCCGGAACACTCACCACTTTCTTGGAGTTCTTTTTAACTTCGTCGGGAATTTCTTTAAACTCAACGGGTTTGTATTCGTAAATTGTGTATTTCTCAGCATTCTTTTCCCTTACATCCGCAACAATGACACTGGAGACTTCGGTGTAACCGCTCGTTCTCTGATAGAATTTAGTGTTTGCTTCTGTATTATAGAAATAAATGCCGCTTTCGCTTACCGGGGAAACATGAAGCGTATTGCTAAAATCCAGGATATGCGTCGGTATGTTTAACGGGCGAGCAACCGGAACCCCATATCTCTTGTAGTATGTGTCAAGAGAAACCATTGGTATGAACGGCGAGATTGAGCAGGACAGAAAACTCGTAAGAATTGAACTGATTGTTACTTTGACAGAGTCTTCAAGTTTATAGATGAAACTGTCATTATCTTGTTTTGATTCAATCAACGAAAGTTTACTCTCAAGGGAATTTAACGCCCCATGATAGCCGGTTTCAGCCAATGCAGCGACACTTGCATCGCCGGTTACAACTTCAAGAAGTTCGGCGATAAGACGTTCCTCACTATAACCAAGAGTCCGGAGTATATCAAGCACCAGGTCAAGTGTTGATTCATACTCCTTCGCAAAAGGTGATAGTTTGTTCATATATTTTCCAAGGTTCTGCTGTACGATTGTGCTGTACGCAGAAATCTTGCCGAACAATTGATTCGCGCTCTGTTTGTTTGTGCCGGCCATCTTGCTTCAATTAGTTTTTAAGGTCGTAGGAATCGGCATCGTCGTCCCCACCGCTTATTTCCTGACGAAGCTGGTCAAGGTCAAGTTTTGTTGCTTTTGCAAACTGCTGGTCGTTAAGGGCATCTTCAATATCACCATTATGTTTGATGATTTCACCCATAAATTTAACAAGTTCAACCTTTGTGGTGAGAGCCCTGTTCATATCTCCATGGTAGTCATGCATAGCCTTCGCATATTTTGCCTTTGAATCAATGGAAGCTTCGGCAAGGTTTGTGCTGGTAACAAGCTTATTGATTTCGTTTTGTACACTATTAAGCTGTCTGCACGCCTGGTCATAAATTTCCTGGAGAAGTTCTTCAACCTTCTCCGTGGAGTTGAGTCTTATTTTTACTTTCTTTTCCATCTCGTTAATCACTTGCCATAAATAGTTTGGGGAGAATTTTTAAGGTCTAATCCTCTTCAATCAGACCTTTTTTAAGAAGGTAATATGCGCTTCGGAATTTTTTCATATTGTCACGCACCTCCTTTGTCGTCATCATCGTCTCTTCACGCAAGAAATAGAGCACAGAGCTTTTTTGGAGCTTGTTACTTCCGTCAACGTTAAGTACATCCTCCCAGTGGTCAAGGAGTTCTGTCAGCGCAACACCGACCTTTACTTCGTTTTCGGTTAATAGATTTTTTTCCTGCTCCTTCATCATTTCCTTTATTTCAGACGACATCCCCTTTATTAAGCGTTCAACCATTGTCTGCTTGCCTTCCTCTTCCGGGGTGGTGTACTTCGGGTCGCGGGAAAAATCGTCAAGCATATCATCGTACGGGAGATTGCGCTGTTTGTTCTTTGTGTACTGTATGTTCTTGTATATCAAATAGTTCTTGCACACGGTTCCGCAATAAGAGTAGGCTTTATAGTGGCGTAGCTCTAATTTATAAATCTTGAACAACGGGGCGTCCTCTAAAAGTTTATTTTCTTCTTCAAGGCTCCAGTCTTTTGCATCCTCAAAAACTCTGATATATTTCGGTGAGTGCTCGTTGACTGTTTTCTTAAGCTCAATGAATCCGGCTTTTGTAAGGTCAACGGGGGGTTCGGGTGTTTCTCCGGAAAATTCTTCATATATGTACATTTCCGGCTTAAAGTTGGTTATCTTCGTAAGTAAATAAGATATTGTATCATTGAACGTCTGCGGGAATTCTTCGTCGGGAACAAACAACTTGTAACGCCTAATGATGGACTCAATCATCTTTGTAAGGGCCGGGAGAAGCACTGTGTTAAAAATCTTGTTTTTCTCGTTCGGGTCGTTTGATGATATGTAGTCAATTATCGCTTGTTCCTCCTTTTCGTAAAAATATCCCTTTCTTTCTTTAGGTTTTCTTCCTCTTTTTGCCATTGTCGTAAAAACTGTTAATTTTTGCGACACTTCATCTTCTTTCCTGTTTTAACCTGCAAAATAACAATGCACTTTCCTAATAATATAATAAGATGTAAGGGGGCCTGTTCTGACCCCCTGACTCGTGTCAAATTATTCTTCGTAGGTTTTCTTTCTGTCTGTCTTATAGAGATATTCTTTTCTTGCAAGCTCTACCCAGAATTCACTCTCTCGGTCGCTCATTGTCTGTGCATACTGCGTTGCGAGTGAATCATTTCTGTTTACAGTGTGGAAATATCCAACCTTTGGAATTACAAATACGTTCTTGCCCTTGTTGATTGCGCGGAGAAGGAATTCGTACCAGAAGGAAAGCTTCATACTTTCCTTGAGACCGCCAACCTCAATGAAATCCTTTGTACGGAAAACACCTCCGGTTGTATTGAAGATGAGGTAGTCCTGGAGACACTCATTATCAAAATAACCAAGCTTCTCGGAAAATGAGCTTGCCCAAACAGCCTCATTTACATAGCCAATGGGGCCCTGCTCTTTATGCTGATAATCAAATACCTCGGTGAGTGGAAGGTAGACCGCGATGTCATCACCGGCCGCAATGTACTTAGCCACATTGTCAAACCAGATTGGCGTATATTCGTCGTCATACTCTAAGATTGAGAAATAGTCCGTCTTTACCTCCTTGACTGCGGCGTTAATTTGTGCTGAAAACCAAGTATTTTCATTTTCAACATAAATTGACCCAACTTCTATACCATTATCTTCCTGAATCTTATCTAATACCTCCTTTGGGCCAACATACATAAGGTCGGCTGGGGTGTTTTTACTTGTTTCGTTAGAGCTTCTGATTGCAGCCCTGAGCATTTCCTTTACAGTATCGTCGTACTTGTCAACAGGAATTATAATTGTTATCTTCTTCATATTACTTCAAGTCGTTAGGTGTTAATTTATCGTTCTTAATCTGCGCGAGAACTTCCTTGAAATCGGCCAGCCTCTTCTTAAACATTTCGTCGGCATATTCCTTTTCAACGTCGGCTTTGTGTGCATCGTAGGTATATGCGTCGGCGGCGTGAGCAAGATTGTCGTAAAGCTCCTGTGGAACCCTGTCAAGCGTCCAGGTCCTTACAACGCTTGCAACCATATCGGGAACGCGGTTAAGGTCGTCAAACCAGATAAAGGCTGGATTAAGGCCGTTTGAAGCGTTTTTTCCGTCTTCGCTTTCTTCATATACATATGTCCAGTCGGTAGGGGTTGCTGGAACCTTTGCAAGAACAATTGAACCAGACTTTGCTGCTTCAAGAGCGGAATAACCAAAGTCGCTAATTTCGTCCATCCAAATAGTAATCGCACCTTCACGAAGAGCATCTGAGAATACTTCCTGGGTTACGCCACGAAGGTCACGGAACGAAACCCACTTATAGACGGGATATTTCCAGTAGAAGGGTTTAATAATTCTGCTAATGTCATCCTGATTCCTGGAAACAACATTGACGATGAGTTTCTTGGGGGTGTCATTATTGCGGAAAACCGGGTTAATCATAGGACGAACAACATGTGTCTTGATTCCCGGGAAATAGCTATCCGCGAGGTCTTTCAATGCATTTGTCGTTACAACCATTTCGTTGATATTAACATCAAACGGGGTAACTCCTACCGGCATAAAATCGGCCATGAAGCTGTGATTCTGCAGGATGATAACTCTCTTGCATGGGAGCGTCTTCGTTTGTGACATTACGGAAGAAAGAATTTCCGGCACGAACAAGAAATCGGATGCGGATATTTCAACATTCTCCTTCTCAATATTGTGGTGGGGAAGGTCAGCTGCAGCGTCGCCAAGCCAATCGCGCACGCCGACAAACTCTTCTTCCTGATGCAGTATAGCAACATTATAACCGAGCTCCTTCAAAGTGAGAGCTGTGCGGTAAATATACTCAAGGGAGCCTGACGGGTTACCCTTTGTATCAATTACGAAAAAGAATACGTTGAAGCTCTTGTCCTCCATCTTTTTAATGTTCTCTTCAACTATTCTCAACATTTCTTCTTTATTTATTTCAGCCATTCTGTGTGTATATTATTTAACTTATTTCTTCAATCATTCCTTCGGTTAGCAGCGTGTTGAAAGCCAGTGCGAAGCCAAAATCAACGTCGTTTTCAGTATCTCTTGTAGCGACATTGCAATCCAGGAGTTTAGAAACCAGGCTCTTGACAAAATCGTAAACAATCATGTCTTCCTGTGTATTGCCGGCCGTTGTAATTTCCCTGTTTATCTTTGATGATAGCCTGAATTCTCCGTTTTCGTCGTTTTCATAGGCTTCTGTTATTTCTCTTTCGTTGCCGTTTTTACCACTTGATACGAGGCAAAACTCATTAATCTTTTTTATGTTCAAACGGTAATGTTTTCCGTTAAAGGTCAGTGAAAACTTATTTTCTAGCATCTTCAAGTAGTTTATCAATTATTTCTTCATCGGTAAGGAAAAGGCTTAGCGTTTCGTACTCATAATCTGCCGGGTGTTTTGCATTGTATTCTTTCCTTATTTTGATTGCGACTTTCCCTTCTGGTTTTATACTTAAAAGAGACGGGTTTGCGGTAATAAGGACATCGCATTTATCCCATATAGTTGTAGAGTCGGCCGGCAAATATACTTCCCTAATTTTTGTACCTAATTTTGAAAGAAAAAAGTACGTATTTCCGATTGACGCTCCATATTCCATAGTTGAAACGAACATTACCTCAATTGGTTCGTCGGTATCAACGTCCTTAAGTGTCTGTTCGGTCCATTCGTTTAGTTGTTCAGTCAGCTTCTTGGTGCAGGTAGGGCATTTTCCAAACAATTCAAAAGAATAATCTTCATAGACAAACTTTTCATAGGCTCTTGTTGTCTTAAATGGCAGGGCGAGCTCCATATCGTTTGTTTCTTCATTGAAGTCTTCCGGATTGTACTGATGGTTATAACCTTTTACATAATACATTAAAAAGTTGTATGTAAAGTCCCTCACTACATCGTTAAGGTCAATTGCAATTTTCATTTTTTGTTATGTATTTCTTAATGAATATACCTCTCCTATGAGGTATTGTCAAGGATTATTGCTTCTGTGGTTTATTTTCAGCCAATTTTTGTTCCCGTCTTTCTATTGCCCCGACGTCCTCAATGGAGATTCCGTCCTTTCTTGGTGCCATTTCCTCATATTTCTTGTCCAGCGACTTAGTTTTATGCGCTTCTACAATGTCAAACGTGGAAACTTCTGATACATTGAAAGTTAGAACGAAATAACCGTCAAAAATTGATATTTTATTGAATTTTAGCGGCTTAAAATTGTATTGAATATAGTCTTCGGCGCCAAAAGCCTTGTCTGTAACAAACGAAAGCTCCGAAATATCCAGGATATCGGTTTTTTTCAGCCCATTGTCCATTATTCTATGGAGTTCGGCAATTAAAATGGCGTCCGTCTTCGTAAATTGGCCCGCTTCGGATGGTAAATATAGGTCAACCTTGGTCTTTCCGGCCTTTGTCTCCCTAACAACCACCTTAGTTATGTACTTTGCCAAGGTGAATCTCGGAGTAAAACCGTCATACTTCAGGTCAATGAGGGGAACAACGTCGTTTCCATTCGTGTTAATTGCCTCAATAAAGTCTGTAAGGGTGGCGGCGAAATTACCTTTCTTCGGAATTAGCTTATTGTCCTGTATGAGTGTGACGTGATAGGTTTTTTCATTGAAAACTTCCGGGTGTTTATCAAATTTCATTGCTACCTTCTTCACTGCAATTGCCGAGAGCATCTTATCTGACCCAACGGAATCGTCACTAAGGTCCCCAATGAGCGTAACCTCGTATTTATCAGCTTCTCTTGCTACCCGGTATGACATATCTATGGTTTCCATAACCTCTTGGGTCTTTTTTTCCTGCAAAAGGTCATTGTAAACGTTGTTTATCTCTAATTTATGGGAAATTTCTTGGTCATCCCCGTCTTCTCCACTTACTTGAGACAACATGGCGGCATCAGCACTCCTTAATCCACGAAATAATCCATGAAAGGAGAGTGCGAGGCCTAATTTTAGCTTTTTAAAAAAATTAGTCATTGCAATCAAGGTCTAAAAGCTTTTTTTCCATTTCATCAAGGACTTTTAATCTTACAGCATTGATTCTTCCGAGTTTTTGGGATGTCTCGGCTAGTTCCTTGTCTTTCTTTTCATTTTCTTCCAGTGAGGCTGCATTAAAACCGCGATACATTACTATTTTATCCTCGTAGTTTTTACGTACAGCATTTGCCGCCTTTTCAGCCGCGACAAGTGCTTCAAGATTCAGACTTTTAATTTTTATTCCCATACTTTATTTCTTTTACTGAAATGTAAAGCCGAATAGGTTAAAAGTCAAATTTTGCAGTGTTTGAGATATTTATATTAAAACTGGTTTTGTTTTATGTCACAGAAAGTATTAAATGAAGAACAGCTGCGAGAGTATGTAGAGCAAGAGGTTCGCAGTGCTCTTATGAACGAAAATATAGATGAAGGACTTGATGAAAATGCCATTAACTGGCTGGCTGGTAAACTTTTCAGCAACGGAGGGAATCCCAATGGCGTTTTAGGAAGGTTGATTAAGGAACATATGAATTTCCCTGATTTGATGAACCTTGTAATCGGTATTTTCGGCGTGGCACCAATTGTAAAGTGGTTGTGCGGTGCTTTCGGCATTGACGTAGATGGGCCTATCGGTAATCTCCTTGTCCGTGCTTTGTCTGGTCTTGGTACGGTTGCTATTGGTGACGCAATACAAAATAGAAAATCTTAGGCTTACAATGAAATATATTTTAAAAGAAAGCGAACTCCATTCAGTAATAAAGGAAGCTGTTGCGGAAGTGTTGAACGAGAGTCTCAAGCACGCCCTCGGGAGCGCTTTATTGAATACCGCTAAGTACGCGGCCCTTGGAGCCATTGCACCCGGGATGCTTGCTAACAAGGGTATTTTAAAGGCTAATAATATCCTTGCGGGAAACGACACAATCGCCGGAACGGTTAAGGACTTCTTCGGCGGAGACTCTACTAACTCCCGTAATGGGTCCAGGAAAACAAAGTCAGAAAGGCAAAAAGACAGACTTTTAAGTACCAAAAACATTAGTTATGAATACGGAAGGCCGGAAACTGTACCTGGTTTGGGAAGGAGAGATAAATTAGCACCAAAAAGTGAGATTGTCGCCCCTCAAAGTACAAATGGAATAGAATGGGGAAATTTCGGAAGACATTATCATGATGAAGGTGACCGAGTCTGGAACCGTAAAGTAGCTGATTGCGAAGCGGCCCTAATAAGAAACAGTCAAGGCAGAAGCGAGGCCCGGGTAGTTACATTACAAAAGAGATATAAGCGCAAACTCGTGGATTGGCTTAAAGATAGAGATAGGGACTACGAAATTTACATTAAAAGTCAAAGATACTAAAAAATAAAGGTCACACTAAAATGTGACCTTTTTCTTTATTGACCGCCAGCTTTATCCTCTTCTGTCTTATTCTCCGGCGCTTCCCTGAATAAATTGAATACGTTTATTGTTTCCTCCTTCACAATCTTTTTAATATCCGGAATACTTGTGCCGGTCTCTACAACTTCGTAATCAGTTGCCAGGATTTTCTTTTCCCAGATATCGGTACTTGCTTCGGTTACGTACTCGCCATTAACCCCATAGCCCATACCATCATCTTCAAGTAGATATGGATAGGAATCAAGCAAACGATTTGTTTCCTCGCTCTTTATGAGTGTAATGGCCTTGGAATCTTCTTCAAAACCAAGACGCTTCAATATTTCCCTCAGAGTCATTGCATGTACCGGCCAACCCTGAAAATCTAATCCAATTTGTATCATAACTTATTTATTATAAGCAATTTTTAGAATTTGAACCCACTGGCTATCCTTATATTCATCAAGCGTTCTGGAGTTGGTATAGCTCATTGCAGACCTCAAATAGTCGGTTTCGTTCTCAGCCCATCCGGAAAGCGTGTATTCAACCTTCTGGTGTTTAAGAAGTCCTTCAGATGTCTTTAATTTCTTCGTCTCAATTCCGTTTGCGTCGTTAATGAGCCCCTGAGCTATCTTCGTGCTCATTCCGAAATTCTCTTTCCACACGGTCAATTTGTTTTCCTTGACCAGCTTGAAAATTTCCCCGTATTTTTCCTTAGGGACCTCTTTTCCGTAGTATAGAAGGGTCTTAAGTGGCCTGGCTATTTTCTTTCCACGAATGTTCCAGTAGAAGGTCCCGTAGGTGGTTTTACCAGCACTTTCAATGGCCTTGTTAAACAGACTGCCAATCATTACATAATCGGCGTAGATAAGGGCTTTTTGAACATCCCTGAATCCATGAATACCACCATCAGCAATAATTTTGCACTTCCCACCAATCTCCTTCTTTATCTTATATATCTCTTCCAGGAGTGAGAAAACCGGATAGTGGATTGCCGTGTTTGAACTGGTTGAGCATACATTTCCGGTCCCGATTGAAACGCGGACATAATCAACACCAGCTTCTTCGTATAACCTATATGTTTCCGGATTTGCGATATTGCCGGTCATAATGAGAATTTTATTCCCATATATTGATTTGATGCTTTTGACAAGCTCCAGAAGGCAGTTCATATGACCATTCGCGAGGTCAATGCATATCTTAATGGGGAATCTTTCAGTTATTGTGGACGGTGGAATCCTCAGCCTATCACAGAAGCAATCTTTTACCTCGTTCAGTGAGAAGGCCACAAAATTTGACCCCATATCAGTTCCCTCAGCAAATTTCAACCTTTCTGCGAGCGGGAAACTTCTTGGAACCACAACCCGTATTCTCGCATTATTGAAATTCTGAATGTTTTCAAACGATACGACGGAACTCATCGGGGCGGCAAAAATCGGAAGGTATTGACGCTCATCATACGGGTTACACTGGCTCCGGCTGCAGATATCGCTAACTACCTCCGGAACAAGTGTAATATCATCATAACTTAATTTTGGGCTGCTCATATATTACTCGGCATTAATTTTTGTAATGCGCTCACGCTCAATGGCATATGCAAGCTCATTTGCCTGGCGGATAATCGTTGACAGGATGTCTACGACGTACTTGCGGTTCTTTGCATCTTCACCATCCTTGTCAAGGCAGCAAATGGCCTCAAATTCGGTAGGGGTAAGCTTCACACCAGCATTCATGGCGTTAAGGGCGCTCCTCTCACCAAACTTCAGGCATCCCTCAGTCTCCGCGAACTTGTAGAGGAAGCCGCGCTTGTCAATTTCCCACTGATTGTCATTCTCCTCATACATCTCAATCTTGGAGAGATGCTGGAGACAGCACACCTTTACAAGCTGCTCCTTTGTGATGTTAGGGAAGGTACCGCACACCATCTTTGCAAGGCGTTCAGCAATGTTGGTAAAGAGATTGATGTGGACAATTAAGGCCCCGGGATAAGCCAAACCGGTCTCAATTGAAAGGGCTCCCGCCGCCTCTTTAAGGTCGTTTTTAAGCGTTTCCTCGTCAAAGTGCTCAGTGAGGTTTGCGAGTTGCATGTTTCCCCAGAATGTAACCCACTCCTGGTTAAATTTTTCTTCGGTAAGTGTAAGATTCTTCATAATATGTCTCCTTGTTAAACTTTTTCTGCATTATTAAGATACAAAAAAAGTATGTCTTTAACAAATGGAAATATAGGAGATGAGTAACTATTTATAGAAAAATATTGTATAAGATGAAGTACTTGTTATATTACAATGTTAACAATAAATTTGTTTCTGACCAGGTAGAAGTTGGCGG